CGAAAGGATAAGAAAAACATCCCCACAACGGCTGCTGAAAGCGAGACCGATTCCCCCTAATACCTTATTATATCCCATTCCTACAGAATATTTCGCTAGGACCCATGTAAACATGGCGTCGCGATACATTTGTAGGTAACCATTTACTGGTTCCAATACTAAATGGGACGGACTCAGGTATCCACTGATATGCGACGTATTGGTCGTCATCAGTATCCCAAACATGAGCAGCATCTTCATTCGTTACAAGCATACTTCTCAAGTACGCTTGTTCGGAAATAAGTTCTGTTACGCGCTTTCGACTTTTGAAAATCGGTACGCGAACAAAATTTATTTGGAGATCTGCATTCTTCCTCACTTTTAACGATCCAAAATACGGGATCAAAGGAGTAGACCGTTTAAAGCCTATTAAGTTAGAAGTTATATGTACATCATGGTCGAGCAAATGAAATGCTCTATATGATATGCACATCTCCTTTCTTATGAAGTCTGCCGTTTTAAACCAACCTCTTGAAAAAAGTTGTGATTCTACGGCTAAGTTCGAGAGTAAACCCTCGCATGTCTGGTGTTCTGGTGTATGTTTGAATAACACCGGGGTTATTTCCACACCCTTATAGGCGTGCATTCCGCAGGATTCACGAAAATAGCATTTAGAAAAACTCTTCTTAACGTTAATCTTCATGCCATAAAGAGGTAATGTTTTGCAGATAATATCTGCATACTGCGATGGAACGATCAAATCGTCACCATACACATATACCTGTCTAGAATCCTGTATAATACTATTTCCCTTTGCACTGTGGAGAATGATCGAGCGAAGTAACATGAAATGTACCAAGCTCATCACAGGAAAACAGAGCGCCGAACCCATAGGTGCAAACTTGTAAGTCTGCAGATTGGGTAAGGAAATACTGACCCCGTCTTGAAAAACAGGCGGTATAATAGTTCTTGTAGAAAGAACCATCAGTGCCTCAGCTAGTTCGGCATGGTCTTGAAAAAGATACCATACTAAGGAACGAGCAATGCGGTCAGATGCTTCTGACATATCCAGCGTCGCCATACTGCGCGAAGCTGAATTTTCCAGTGCTAGACTAGCATTTATAGACTGATCCTCAAGCACTATCCGATTCCCGATAAGGGGATCCTTTTTAATATAGTGCGATAAGAGGCGTCTAAATGCCTGTTGATAATACTGGACTTCGTTTTCCTCAATGCAAATCCCCCTCGCTTTTCCAACTTTTTTTGGAACAAATTTAAATCGCGAGGTAGGCTCGGAGAAGGACTGATTAACTAATCCTATATACTTTCGAGACTGATTGACAACATCCCACGGGTGTGAATAAAACCATTCCGCGTAGGGTAGCACCTCGTCAATCCTTTTGTACATTACATGAGGCTCGAATCGCTCATGTAATTCTGTAGGTGTGTTAGTTGCGCCAGGACCAGGACGAGGACGACAAGATATATCATCCAAATCAATATGGCATATAAAATCAGCCATATAGGCCCTGGCAGTGCGAAGTATTGGATCGTTATCAGAAAACGATAGCAATCCAAGCCCCGCATCAACGCTACAAAACTCAGAATACTGCTTTCTGAGTGCACTTTCATCAAATGCGCCTCGTATTTTACTAAAGGCGAGTGACAGTTGATATATTCCTTTAACTGCCACTATCTCATCTGATGTTGAATCATCGCTGTATGTTCTACTAGTTGCAATAGCAAATAGCCTCTGAAACAACAAGGGGTATTGTGCTCTTCGGGCAAGTTTAAAGCCCGGGTAGATTGCAATTCCAGACTCAAAGAAAGAAAGTAATCCTTCTGAAAGTTTGGGTAGAATTTTGGTAGCAAAACTAACTCCTTCGCTGTGCACACGATTTTTTAACGTATGCATATCGCGGGTGAAGTCAGCAGCCGTATACAGAGACAATTGTGTGGTGATATCTGTGAGAATTTTTTCCAAGATTATGAGTACACACTCAGGATTCAAAACCCTAGGTGTGCAACTCCTCTTGGTTCTCTTTGACGGTTTAATAGATTGAATAGATTGAGGTCTATTCGATCCCCTTAGTTTCTTCTTTTGGCTTTTCAGGTTTCGCATGAATGCGTAATCTCCAGCCATGAGCAATCCAGTCGAAATCAAGACGTTCGATAGCTTTTACTACAATCAACCGTAGTAACGAGCCAGCGAGTTGCAACGCCATAATGCTAGTCTTCATCAGATAAGCTTTTTGATGAAATTGGCGTCGAAATTCGTAGCAGCAAGAACTGCTGCCATCAAACGGAGTTCCAAAGCAACATCAGCAGACTCATGAAGCTTATCATATGCCGCGGATAAATTCACGGTGATAGGTTTCAATATGCCTGCAGTGTTGGCGCACATAACTGTGCGCTGCAGCAATGAACGTTGATAAGTCTTCGTGCTGATTTCATGGCGCGAAACCAACTTAGAAGCAATCTCAGCTCCTGCTGCAGATTCGATATAATTGCCGACCATAGCTTTTTGATCAAGTGTTTGGCCAACATATTCGAAGGAACGTGCAGTACCGTTATTTAAGACAACTGGATTAGTGAACAGTCCCATGGACTTTCTCTCCTATATATATAAACGCTTTTACGTCGCGGGAGACGCCGAGTTATTCGGTGGAGTCAAATGTTCAAAAGAAACAGCGGGCTAAAGCAAGTAGATTCATCGATTGAGATGAACTAGGCAACTTCAATTTTGGAAGCGCCGGTCCCTTATAAGGGCTACAAACTTTTCGCTCGTACCTCGTACCAATGTTGCCCGATAGTAATTCATACGGACTATCAGTATATCTCCCGTCTAAAACAAGACGAAGATGAGCGGTGTTCTCACTCGTGTGATGTCCATAACTATGCTTTATAAGCGTGGATTCACAATACTGTGAAATTCGAAGGTCGACATTTTTATCAACCGTCATGTAATGCATCGCTTTACCAATCTGCGCGAAATAATCGACAACAAAGCTAAATGGTAACATATTCCAAAAGCTTTCGATTGTTCCCGTAAGACCCCAATAGTGTGCGAAAGCATTCATCGTCGTGCGGTCCACGTATTTATACGTGTATTGCAACGTTGCGTTGAATGTAGCCTTATGATAATGGCCAAACGCACGCCAGTAGTTGTTGTAACTACCGACTTCTAAATCGATCTTTTCCGAATAAACTTCCGAATAATGACTCTTCTGAGTCATATCACCCATACCCTTAAATTGGGACTGCTTTTCTTCTGCAGTATAGATAAGACTGGCTGCTATGCCAGCTATATCCTTTACGAGTGGTAAATACGCAAACTTGTAAGCTAAAAATGTTTGCGCAGCCGGAAGCGTCGGGTCGTACATTCTTTTGTCCCATTTCTGGTTTTTAATCATGTCGTTAACGAAGTTATTAAACCCTCGCACGACATTACCAGGATGCAACAAAAGGCGCCCTATGTCTTTGAAATCTTTCAACTCGAAAAGAAAATTCAGAGTTTGTGTTTCAGACATAAAACGTGGTTGCATACTCCACCACGCACGGGCACGTACGAAATCCGGGACCTCAAGAACACCGGGCACACCTAACAGAGTTACGTTAGGACTATCATCACGATAGTAGTGTGCATAGTAGCCACTTGTATACCAGTAGTAAGGATTCCAATCCTGACTCCAGTACGCATATGGCAAATTAACCGATTTATCAAGCGTATGAATACACGCATTGTAAATCGGCCGGCGATTCCGAGTCGAACAGAACTGCTCACACCCAATCTGTGGTGTGACAAATCTTGGGGAATTACGTAGTAACGCCGCCGCATGAAAAGCTGCTATGAATTGATCAGCAGTCCATTGAGCATTGTTACCATAGTAAGTACCACTAGATGCATAAAAAAGTGCATCCGGGTATATTCCCAGTTCACAACTTGCAGTCCTACTCTTACATCGCATTACAATCACCTCCTGTTTCTGTGTCGCCCCCGCACCATGCGGGGGC